CTGAGATCGAGCAACAGTTCCGCGACGCTCAACTGAACGCTGAAGAGATTCACCAGGCCAACGTCCTGGCGATTCAGGAAGATGCCGCGCGTGCGAAACGTGAGCTGATGACTGCCCAGCTCGAAACGGTCGGCAATTTCTTCGGCACACTGGGCAACCTCGCGAAGGAAGGCAGCAAGGCCCAGCGGGTTCTGTTCGCCGGTGAGAAAGCTGCGGCTCTTGCTCAGTCACTCATTGCCCTGCAGGTAGCCATTGCGAAAGCAAACGCCGTGGGATTCCCGGCAAACATCGCAGCCATCAGTCAGGCAGTGGCTACGGGTGGTGCAGCGATTGCGTCCATCCGTGGAGTCAACTTCGGCGGTGCGCGTGCTGACGGCGGTCCTGTGCGGTCTGGCAAGAGTTATCTGGTTGGCGAGCGTGGACCTGAGATGTTCACTCCCACCAACTCCGGGAGCATCACCCCGAATCACGAGATGGGCGGTGTGAACGTGACCATCATTGAAAACCCGCAGCGAGCGGGAACAGTCGAGCAGGATCAGAACGCCGTGCGGATCTTCGTCGCCCGGGTGAAGTCAGAGATTGCTGCAGACATCGGTGCGGGCAGGGGGCTTGCCATGAATCTGCAACAGACCTACGGCCTGCGGCGCCAGGGTAGTAGCTGATGGCCTGGCCCGGCACGCTCCCCAAGCCGCTCCTCGCGAACTACGGATTCTCCGAAGACCTGCCGATCATCCGCACGTCCATGGAGCAGGGTCCGGATCGTGTGACACGGATCAGCTCGACCTACGTTACCCAAGTGAACGCCAGCGTGATGCTCACCGCCACGCAGTTGGAAATCTTCAGGAATTACATCGCGGGTTCCGAGGTGAATCTCGGGGCTACATGGTTTTCCATGCCTATCGTCACCACCAAGGACAGCGAGCTGCACCTGGTCAGACTCACGTCGGTGAGTACGACCCGGGTTGGTCCGGTGTTTCAGGTTGCCATGACGCTTGAGACCGAAGAGCACATCGCCTGATGCCATTGAGTGACGCGCAGAAACAGGCCTATGCGAGAGCGCACCAATCCACGGCGCACCTGTGGACTATCGAGATGCGGCATTCCACGTTTCCGTCGCACCTACGCGTGGTCCAGCACACGGAACCGGTCGACGTCACTCTTGAATCCACCGCGCCCGTTGACGCCTCGACCGAGGTCACCTTCACCGCCCTTGGCTTTCGTCTACGCGAACCGGAGGTATCCACTGAGCCTGATACCACCATCACGATTGAGCTGGATGGTGTACCCGGTGTCGTCCAACCCTATCTCGCAGCGGCGAATCTCACCGTCGAGCCCGTCGCTGTGACCTGCCGGGCGATTGCCTATGACGTGGTTGCCGGGACGGTCACCGCACTGTTGGGCATTTTCCACCTGCAAATGCGCCACGTCCGCAGCACGCAACAGACCGTGAGCATCACGCTCGGCTACACCAACTCAGCTAACCAGGACTTCCCGAACGAGGTCTATACGCCGGAGAGCAATCCTGGACTGGTCTGACTACGACCGAGAGTGGCGGACTGGCGAGTACGACTGCTGGTCGCTTGTGCGCGAGGTGTACCTCAACGAGCTGGGCATCGACCTGCCCATTCACGACATCGACGCAACCAATGTCCGTGAGGTGATCAACACGCTTCGCCAGTCGCCGATCCGTGCACGATTCCATCGCATCGATGAGCCTGTTCATCTGTGCGTTGCCGAGATGCGCCACCACGATCATTCGGTACACGTTGGGGTCTATCTCGACACGGCTGATGGTCCTCGAATCCTGCATTGCCGGCAGGGATCTGGAACGGTCTGCGAGCCGCTGAATACAGTCGTCTATGAGCTGAGGTATTGGGCTCATGGCTAATGTCGTCTACTACGAAAACCCATTCTCTCTCGCTGATCCCACGGCAGTCCTCAAAGTCGAGGGCGCCCCGACCGTTGCGCAGTGGCTGGAGTCTTCCGGGTATGCCGTCAAGCTGCGAGAGCGGCCCGTGGTGCTCGTGCTCAACGGCAATGAGCTGCTCGAATCCGAGTTTGGTCATGTACTGACGGGCGATGATCTGCTCGTTCTGACCGCGCTGCCCGAAGCGCAGGTTATTCCCTTAGTCGTGGAGTTCGTCACCGCGTACTGGGCCTACATCGCGGTTGCCGTAGTCCTGATCGGCGCCGCCCTTGTTCTGCCGGGAATGCTCGAGCCGAGCATCACCGAAGGCACACAGGACGACTCACCGAATCACTCTCTGGCCAACCGGGGCAATCGCGCTCGGATGGGCAACCCGAAACCGGTTCTCTACGGCAAGGCGCGAATCTATCCTGACTTGTCGAGCCAGGCGTACTCGGAGTTCGAGAGCGACTCCGATCAGATCGTGTTCATGCTCTACGAACTGTCGCAGGGCGAACTGTCGATCGACACGGCTTCCTACCGGTTCGAGGACACGCTCTTTTCATCCTTCCAGGATGGATCGCTTGAGATCATTGCTCCCGGGGCGACGTCCACGCTGTTCCCGGCTGAGGTCAATGTCAGTTCCGAGGTGGCGAACATCGAGGTCGAAGATGCGGTCATTGGACCGTTTGCGGCCAACCCCACAGCCACCACGATCAACCGCATTGGCATCGATGTCATTGCCCCGGGTGGTGTGTATCACCAGTCAAGCAGTGGGAAGCAATCGCGTCTCGGCGTGACGCTCTTGTTCGAGGCTCGCCTGATCAACAACGCCGGGGCGCCACTTGGGTCATGGACCGAACTGGGAAGACCGTTCCTGTCGGGGGTAGACCGTACGGCATTGCGCCGGAGCTTTTCATACCCTGTCTCGACGGGTCGGTACGAGGTGCGCCTGTCCCGGGTAGGCACCTCGAGCACCAGCAACAAGGACGTCGACGACATCACGTGGTCTCAGTTGCGGGCGTACTACAGCGACACGCTGCCGGTAACCAATACGACGCGGGTGGCTGTTCGAATCCGTTCGACCGATCAACTCGGCAATCGCGCACTGACCAAGTTCAACCTGGTCGCAACCCGCAAGCTCCCGATCTGGAACGGCACCACCTGGTCGGCTGCTACCGCAACGACAAATCCTGCCTGGGCGTTTGCCGATGCGTGCCGTGCTGCCTACGGTGGCAAGCGGGCTGATGCGTTCATTGACCTTGCCGGGTTGCTTGCGTTGTCCTCCACGTTCACGACCGACGGGTACGAGTGCAACGGGGTCATCGATACGAAGATGAGCCTCTGGGACGCGCTGACGCGCATCGCCCAGACCGCGAACTGCATGCCGATCGATCGGGGCGGCATCTACACGATGGTCCAGGACAAGGCCGTGAGCGTGCCGGTCCAGATGTTCAACATGCGCAACATCGTCAAGGACTCCTTTTCCATCGATCACCTGGGCGTGCTCGAAGAGACTGCCGACCACTGCGTGCTGAAGTACTACGACGAGGATCAGGACTATCGCCTGGTCAGCCTGCCCTGTGTGTTGCCGTCCGGTACCGACGACGCGCCTCGCGAAGTGACGATGTGGGGTGTCACCAATCGCGACCAGGCGTATGAGCTGGGCATGCGACTGTCTGCGGTCAATCGGTACCGTCGCCAGATCGTGAGCTTCGAGACCGGATTGGAGGGTCGCATCCCGGTCTACATGGATCTGATCCGTGTGAGTCATCGGATGCTGGGTGTTGAAGGTGTCGACCAGGTGTCAGGGGACATCACTGCCTACAACGGCACCAACACGATCACCGTCACGGAATCCCTGACAGGTCTGTTCACCACGCCGTACGTCTTGATCCACGACCTGGAGAACGAGCCGAAAGGCCCGTATGCCTGCACGGTCCTGACCGACAAGACGATCCGCATCGATGAGGCGTTCGATGATGATGGCCTGGTGTTCACTGCTGGCTACGCGAGGCCGAAGTTCTCGATTGGCGATTCTTCGACCTTCGACGCTAGGGTGAAGGTCACCAAGGTGGTCCCGACAGATCAGCACCGGGTCAGGATCGAAGGATTCATCGACAACGCCACGGTCTACACGATCACCAGTGGTGAGACACCTCCGGACCCAACGCCACTGCGCGATCTGCAATCCCTGACGCCGATCGTGAGCAAGCTCAAAGCGGCGGCGGATGGCACCACGGTAGAGGCTGACGTACTCCTGACCTGGGAGGGCACCAATGCGAGTCAGTGGGAGGTGCAGTATTCGACTGACAATACGAACTGGTTCACTGCGGCCTATGTCCGGCAACCGAAGTACACGGACGCACCGCCAGTCGTGGGTACCCGGTACTACCGCGTGGCAGGACTCTCTGCATTCAAAGGGCCGTGGGCGACCCTGACGGTCAATGTAGGTGATTTGCTTGATGCTCGAGCGCCGAGTGTTGCATCAAGTC